TCAAATAAATGAAGCCTTACTACCGCGCTGCAACGGTGGAGGATGCTCTGTATGTTGCCAAGAATCTGCAACTAGCAGACAAAGATGAAATGGAAGGGATGGGACATCAACCCATGATGCTCCCCTTCTACATTCTCGCAAGCGATGTAGCCGTAGCTTTCTGTGATTCTGACGATACTATTGCTGGAGTCGCAGGTATCACCAACGATCCACGCCCCGGCGTTGGGATTGTTTGGATGATGAGCACGCCTGATCTTTCTAGAAAGCCCCACACTTTCGTAAGGCAAGCAAAGTTATGGCTTCGTGAGCAACATGAGTATTCAATGCTCTGGAATTACTGTGATGCCAGAAACACCTTTCACCACAAACTACTTAGATTACTAGGCTTCAAAGCACTTAAAACTGTAAATATCGGGCCTAAATTTTTACCTTATCTTGAGATAGTAAAACTATGTGTGTAGCCGCCTTAGGCGTGGCTCTCGGCGCAAAGGCTGGTACTGCTGCTGCTTCGACCCTTGGCTTGTCTGCCATCGGTACGGCAATCAGCGGTGTGTCTGCTGTATTTGGAATTATGCAGGCACAATCCCAAGCTGCATTTGCACGCGCTCAAGCATCCGCCAATACTCGGAACCAACAACGACAAGTACAGTTCGATCGCGAACAACAAATGCTCCAGCACGTAGGCGACGTGCGAGCACAGCAAGCTGCAAACCTAGCTGCTGAACAAAACATGTTCTATGCCCGCATGGGACAGAATCGCCAGCAAGTTGCTGAGCAGTTCCGCATTAAAGAAGCCCGTGATCGCATGGCCTTCAAGATGCAGAAGATTTATGCCAAACAGATCGGTACTGTTGGCAGCGTCCTTGCTGCTGGACGTAGTGGCCAATCTATTGGCCTTCTTACACGTGATGCTGAACGGCAAGCCGGATTTGCAGCGGCACAAGAACAAGCAACAGTCAGAAGCACGATTCAACAGGCAGGCAACCAAATGGACCTTGCCCGCATCAATGCTCAGTCTTCTATCAACCGCACTGCTTCTGCTGTTCCAGCACCTGTAAGGGCTCCGCAGTTCTCACCACAAGTATCAGGCGTTGGTGGTCTGCCAGAAAGCCAACTTGGTATTCCTGCTTATCAGTTTACATAAAATGGCACGTATCTATAAACCTGATCAATACGATAGTGTCTTCCGCCCCCAAATCCAATCGCAAGGGTTTGCACGAGAGGAAGCTTATGATCCGTCTAAACAAATCCAACAGGACTACCAACGGCGCGTACAAGACGTAAAGAATGTAGCTCGTTCTGCATCTCGTCAAGCTGGGTTAGACCAACAACGCATCCAAGTTGCTTCTGCTGAGGCTAACGCAACCTTTGCAACTCTCAAAGGCGTCTTATCTCTTACTCAAGCTGGCCTCAAACTTTATGGGGCTCGGCAAGATGTTTTAGAAGAGCAAAGGAAAGATGACGACATCCTCAAAGCTGCTGGTTTCGGGTTTGATGATGATGGCACTATCTCTACTCCTGAAGCTCCAGCGACCCCTGTCCAAATTTCTGATCAGAAAAGTCAGTTCAGTCAAGACCTCCACAACGTCACTGAAGAGGAAGTTGCAACGCTTCAAGACGGGACTATCGAGGGTTCTGCTCTTGCATCAGCACTGCGCTTTGAAAAAGCCAATGCAGTTATTAGCGGTGGCTACAACGGCAGCCTTGTAGATGCCAGGACGCTCAATAAGCCCTTCCTAGATCAAGCTATTGCTGAAATCCCGGATAACCAGCTTCCCACTACATATGGTCAGGCTGTTGCTATGTCGAAAGACTTGCAGCGCCAGTACATCCGTGGAATGGGTTTTAGGGATGTGCCTCAGGACCAACTCGCTAATGAGTTAGCCCCCACCATGGTTGAGAACGCTAGGCAAGCTGCGGTCTCATTGCTGCAACGGGGAGTCAAGATTCAGCAAGCCAACAACATGGCTGCTATCCGTTCCCAACTTTACAGAGATTCAAAGGATCCCTCTTATACACCTCAGTCTTTGTGGAACGCCTATTCCAACAAAATGGCATTTGGTGAGGTGGGCTATACAGGCATGACGGCTGCTAGCAATGAAGCTACCGTGAAACTGTTTGTTGAACTGTTTAAAGATGATCCTGATCAACTCCAAGCTTTAGTTGGCGTACAAAAAAGGGATGGCGTAAAAGGAACAGAACTGGGTTTTGAGTATGGCTACATAATTGAACCTGCTATCAAAAAAGCACGCCAAGCCAGGGCTGCTGAATATGACTTGAATATCCGAGAGATGAATAACAGGGCTAAGGACGCTTTTGCGCAGTGGAGAGTTGATGGTGATAGGGCTAAATTTTTATCAGTCGTTGGCTCTATTCCTACTGAGTATGCAATGGGTCTGAGAGACAAAATTGCAGCTCGTCCCTTGAATGAATCCACTGCGGCCCTCAATGAGCTAGAGCGGATTAGAAAAGAGAATGGCGGATTTATACCTATGCCTATTTTAAACTCGTACCGTGATAACTTAATGATCTCGGAAAAGACGTTTAACAATTATGCGCAAGGCAACGTAGACCATAGAAATAGAAAGCCTGCTGCTGATTTTGTTACTAGCAAGCAGGACGATATTCGTCAGCGTATCAAAGAGACAAATACTGTCTCTGCCGCCAATATGCCCGCCTACATGATTAGAGATCGTGCTCTGGCTTTAGGTGAGATTTTGCAAGAGCGGTTGATGGCTGAAGCTCGTATCAATCCAGATATTCTGCGAGAAGACAAAGGCAGTGAGCGTAACCAGTTCTATGTAGAACAGATGAAACAGCTCACCCAAGACCCGCGTTTCATGCTTGGTTCTGATGCTAAAACGCCCGTTTTTCAAGCGCCACTTGTTCCTACTCTTTCCCAGACTGAGCAAAGTGTAATCCAAAGCAGAAGCACAGGTGAAGTACAAGACTTCGTAGGACTTAAACCAAAACAAGTATTCGATAGATATAGAAACTATGCAGACATTTCTGAAGACTTCTTTGTCAGCAAAGATGATCTTACTACTGCTTCCGATTATTTTAGGAATGATGGGAAAGCAGGCTCCCTTCCTCAAAGTGTAACTGAAGCTGCGCAAGCTGCTGGTGTTTCTGAAAAGGCTTTTGTAGCCGCACAAAGAACAGCGAGAGGCCTACCACCATTAAACAGGCCTACATACCAACCAAGCGCACAACAGGTTTCTGCACGTAATGGAAGGGTAGTTAATACAGCCGAACGGAATATCCCAGGTGAAGCAGAAGGATTTGCACTGCTACGGCAGTCACTGCCCTTGCGAGGCGCAGCATATCTGGCATCTGCGATCACTCACGAATCCGGTTGGGATGGAGGTGATTGGGGAGAAGTGATGGGCGATGGTACTTCCGCAAATGGTGGCCTTGTTTCATGGGCTGCTTGGCATAACAACCCAGCTCGTCTTGGCAAAGTAATGAAGCACTTTGGTGTTTCTTCTATGGCTTTAGTTCCTGAGGAAGACCAACTTCAGTACATGCTGGATGAAATGAAACAGCATTACAGATTCTCTTACGACGTCCTTACCGATGCCAACGCGCATCCGTCTGACCTTGAAGCTGCAATTCACGCTTACTTCGGATTCGACAAGCGCTACACAGGCAACCGCTTTACTCACGCTCGAACACTAATTTCTCAAAACAACTAGACCATGCGTGGTCATTGCTTATGGATTACTTTGACAATCTGGAGGTAGAAAAAACTCCTGAACAAGAGACGCTTGACGCTAAATTTACTGCGGAAAACGACGCAAGAGAAGAGGAAGCAATCCAGCGTGATGCTGAGTTAGCTGCTGAGCGTGCAAAAGCTGAGGCTGACACAAGCCGTATTGCTGGTGGCGATGAACAACGTGACTTAGGTGACGTGCCTATCGTTGGTGGATTACTCGAAGGAGCTGCCAACCTTTTACCTGAACCACTTACTCGTGAACAATATGATGCTCTAGGCACTCCCGAAGGCGAAGAAACGCCTATTGCTAATTTTGGAGAAAATCTTGCAGCGTCAGTAATTGATTTTGTTGATGGTTCTCGTGATCGTGAGCAAATCCTGGAGGATCGCCGCCGTATTAGAGGTGAACGGCTAGATGAAATCAACGAATCTATCGAGCAAATCAAAAATGACGATAGTTTCGCTAATCAAGCCACTACAGCAGTGGCTGACACCCTTGTCCGCGCTGTCCCTGGGGCAGCATTGGGCATGGCAGAGAACACCCTTGAGTTTACTGAGCTTGTTGGTGATTCACTCAAATCTCTAATTGCACAGGGTGTAAAGACTGCTACCTGGGGGCAGGTCAACTGGGACAATGAAAATGGCACACAAAACCCGCTTTCTGATAATTATTCCTGGGCTAATTGGAACCTTGGGCGTGACAGTATCGGTGCTCAAACCCCTACAGGTAAGTTTGCGCAAGGCTTGCTTCAGTTTGTAGGTACTGCACGAAGACTTGGTGGTTTTCGCTCACCACAAGGTGTAAAGGAAGCATTTACCACTGCAACCACTAAGGCTGGCAAAGCCAAAGTCGTCCTGACTGCTGGGGCCAAGGAAGCTGGGTATGGTGTTGCAACTGACTTGTTCATGGCTGCGCAAGGCGAAGGAAACCTTGCCAATTTAATTGAAGACCTCAATCCTGCACTTAAGGATCACTGGATCACAGCACTAGCTGTTGACGAAGAAGATGGACCGTTTCAAGTTGCTTTCAAGACTGCACTAGAGGGTGCTGCTCTTGGTTTTCCAGTTGGTGCTATCTCAGCAATTTTTGAAGGCACAAATGCAGTTCGCAGAGCCCGAATCAACGGCGATAGCCCTGAAGTACAGCAAGAAGCAGGATTAACTGCATTTGCGGAGGCTATTGAGCGTGATGCTATGGCTCTCCCACCTAACGCTCAACAGGCGACCATTTCACGCCTGATGACTAAAAATCCGGCACCAGGTCAACTTGAATTTGATCGCTTAGAACTCTATGAAAGCAATGTTCTTGTTCCGTCTCGCGCTGGGGTGCCTACTACTTGGGATGATATACGGGCTGTGTTCCCTGAGTATTTTGAACCAGGTTCTGTGGTCCCTGGGTCGAATATCTCACCCACCGTCCTTGAAAGAATTACAGGACTCCAACCCGGTGAACGCCTTACCATCAATCCCTTCACAGCAGTTGAACCCAGAACTGGATTCGGTGTTGCCATCGACGGTATTAAACTTGAAGGAACAGATGAAGACGACGTTCTGAATCTACTTGCTCGATACTATGACATCTTCACTCGTGAGGATGTTGCTATTGGCGTAGAAATCAATAGCAAAGGCCGTCCAGTTCTTGAAGTCACTCGCATCGTTGAAGATGCTAATGAGGCTGAGATCTTAGGACGCGCATTTGATCAACGTGCAATTTATGACTTCACAAACCAGAAAACCATCGGTACTGATGGTGGAGACACCCTTTACACGACTAAAGGTGCTCATCGGCGTAGTCCCTACACAGTTGAGCCTGAAATTAAACCTGTCGATCCCTACACTAGGTATAGACAGCAAGCCGAAGCAGCAGTAAGGCCACAGCCTGCACGCGGTGGTGGGGGTCAAAGAACTCTTACCAATGCACAGATCTCACTTGCAGCAAAGTCCACAAGTGAAGATGCTGCTGATGTTTTAAGAAGGCTGAATGAGCAGTTCGAGGTTAATCCAAAAGATCTGCATAAAATGTCGCAGCTCAGCGATGCAGAACTTCTGAGTATGTATCGCGTTGATCTAGCGGATTTTCTGAAGCTAGACGCTCCCCTGGAAGTCCTCCAGAAAAACGCGGAAGGACTCCTGAACGACGCCGGTATTCTCCAGACCCGCTCTCTCGTCTATGAAACTGCATCCACCATCGCTGATATGGGTGCCCGATTTATTCAAAAGGCAGATGAGGGCATTAAAGCAACTGACACACTCAGGCAACTGGGCGACACTCTCAAGTTGCTTATGCGTGAGCATAAGGTTACTGCTAACGCCACGGGTGTGACCCTTGGCCGCTACCAAAGGAAGATTCCTTTCCTTAACATTGAAGTAGATCGTGTGAAAGCACTGTCGGCTAGTGATCCTAAGATCAATAAAACATTTGAACTTATTGACCGTGAAATTGACAACATGGTCGATGGCTTTGCATCTGGCGATCCTAAGCAAGTAAAGAAGGCCAATCAAATGGCTAACTTTCTTGTTTTGACTGGAGGCGACCCCAGCAAGATGGTTGATGTTACACGGGGTCTTGGTGGTACAGCAGGGGATATTGCGCTTGAGTTGATGTATAACAGCTTGCTTTCAAGCCCTACCACTCATCTTGTCAACGCTCTGTCCAACTTTTTTCAAGTTGTCTATCGCCCAATAACTGCTTATACAGGTGGCGATAAAGCTGTCAAAAAACAAGCCATTGCTAGTTTCTATAATTTTCACAAGACAGTTATTGATTCTTGGAAGCTCGCAGATCAGGTGAGGAGGACTGAAGTTTCCTCTCTTGGTGAGGTTAGCTCTAAACGAGACTTCCATGGCCCCGGTGCTACAGAAATGCAACTGCGGCAGTTACAAGCTGAAGCTGAAGAAAGTGACGATGCACTATTTGGACATGGCGTAGGCTTTCTGTCTATGCTCAAAAATATCTCTGACTTTCCTCTCTTTAACTGGCCTAGTAAATTTCTTGCAACCTCGGACGAGTTCTTCAAGGTTATGTCCACTCGAATGGAATATAACCGCAAGGTCATGGGAATGGCAATCGATGAGGCAGGGTTAGACTCGGGTAAACATCTAGACGATACCTTTAACAAGCTTTATCAACTTGAGTACAGTCGCCACTTCACCGCAAAAGGTGATTTGCTTGATCAAGAACTACTGGACATTGCCAAGGAAGTTACTTTCCAATCTGACCTGAAAAAGGAAGCTGGTGAAGCTGCAAGCTTTTTGAACAACGTTCCTATCCTCAAGCCTTTCTTTCCGTTTGTCAAAACGGGTCATAACGTCAATGTTTATGTAGCAAGTCACGTCCCTATCTTGTCTGGGAAGCTTGACGAAGTGAAAGCAATTATGGCTGAGGGTGACCCTTACAAGGTTGCTGTTATCAAAGGGCGTCTTGCCTACGGAAAACTTGCCATTCTTACCGGAGCCATGTTGGCTACTGGATCTTTAATGACAGGCAATGGTCCTAGCGATCCGAAACGTAAGGCTGAATGGATGCGTACTAACCAGCCACGATCTTTCCGATTTGGCGATAAGTTCGTGTCTTACGAACGTATGGAGCCTTTTGGGCAAATCCTTGCTGCTACTGCTGATCTGGTCTATGCGTTTGAGTCTGGCGATCTCAAAGAGAGCCAAGTTGAATATCTTGCAGGCTATTTAGGGTATGTAGTTGGTGTCAACTTGACTGATAAGTCAATGTTTGCAGGCTTAGAACCTCTTTCTACCTTCCTTAACCCAAAGTATTCTGGTATTGATAATACTAAGGCTGCTGTTACCCGCCTTGTAAACGGCTTCGTGCCGCTTAGTGGCACACGTAGGGCGGCGGTGAACATGTTTACGCCATACATGCAGGAATATGGCACTGCTATGGATCGTGAAAAGGCTTCTACGGGCCTTCTTCTGCCCTTTGCTGATCGCACAACCCGTGTTGACTGGCTTACAGGCGAACCAATCCCTAGCATGAGCGGTGGTATCAACGCTTGGTGGCCTTACAAGGTGACTGAACGTGGCACAGATGTAGTCAAAGACTTTCTTGAGGATATTGACTATGACTCCTCTCACATCAGAAAGGATTTTGGCAACATTGATTTGACATCAGAGCAGACTGTAGCTTTAGCCCGTTATATGGCTGAAGCTGGAGTTTATGCTGATTTGAAAGATTATATCGTTAAAAATAAGAAAGGTCTTTACGACGAGATTGCCCGTTATCCAAAAGAAGTACGCGCTAAAAACCTCAAACCAGAAGACATGTACTTCTATCGTCACATCAACGGCATAGTCGCAAAGGCTAAGCGTCAAGCGTTGATGCGTTTGCAGCTCGAATATCCAGATCTTGCTGAGAAGATTCGTCAACAGGACATCCTTCGAGGTTTAGAGCGCTCACCACTTAAGTAATCACTAAGGCGTAATGGCTCTTACACAAAATACATACACAGGGGACGGCTCGACCGTCCTTTTTTCATTTACATTCCCATATTTGACTACCACTGACATCAAAGTCAGTGTAAATGGTGTCGATACAACTGCATACTCTCTAGCCAACGCAACTACTGTCCAATTTTCGTCTGCACCGGCAAGCGGTGCGGCCATTCGTATCTTTAGGGATACAAACGTTGATTCTCTTAACGCTGAATTTTTCTCTGGTTCAGCTATCCGTGCTTCTGATCTGAACAACGACTTCAATCAGATCCTTTACAGCACCCAGGAGACTGTGAACCGCCGTGTGGAGAGCACTGGTGGTGACATGACCGGCGACCTCACAATGGTCAACGCCGACATTGTGTTTGAAGGCAGCACTAATGACGCGAACGAGACAACGCTCACTGTCGTTGACCCTACGGCTGACAGGACAATCACCCTGCCCAATGTCAGCGGTACTGTTGTAACTACTGGCGATACTGGTTCTGTCAGCACTGGTATGGTCGCGGATTCAGCGATCACCTCCGCCAAAATTGCTAACGGCACGATTGTCGATGCTGATATTGCTAGTAATGCTGAGCTAAGCGTAAGTAAGCTGCAAGATGGCTCTGCACGTCAACTTCTACAGACAAGTGCTAACGGCAACGATGTTGAATGGGCTTCTAACATTGACATCCCAGGCACACTTGACGTAGCTGGAGCCACAACGCTTGATTCTGGTGTTTCTGTCACCGGAAACATTACTGTTTCTGGCACTGTTGATGGCCGTGACGTAGCTGCTGACGGCACCAAGCTCGATGGCATCGAATCTGGCGCTACAGCAGACCAAACAGCGGCTGAAATCCGTACCCTTGTTGAGTCTGCTTCTGATTCAAACGTATTTACTGATGCTGATCACACCAAACTAAACGCTATTGAGGCGGGTGCTACTGCTGATCAAACCGCAGCAGAGATCAGAACACTTGTAGACAATGCTACTAACAGCAATGTCTATATCGACTCACACCATGCCATTCTCGATGGCGCAACCCTCAATACGAGTGAGTTAAACACGCTCGATGGCATCACAGCTAGTACAGCCGAGCTTAACCAACTCGATGGGAAGAGTATTTCAGGCACGCTGACGCCTGCAAACAGTAACGACATTCCCACTAGTTCGGCAGTCAACACTTTTGTGTCTGGTCTGCTCAACGCTTTGGGTGGATTTGTTGCTATTGGCAATGAAAATAGCTTTCCCACTACCAACCCTGATCCGAGCAACGATGCAGGCACTGTTGTGTCTATTTCAGATGCTGGTGGCATGTCTGTCAACAGCAGCGGTGTTGGTACGGGTCAAACTACTGCGGGTACTACAGTCACTATCACTGGGTTTCCTAGCAGTCTTACAAGTACCACTCTTGGCGCTGGCTTGGGTCTGCAAGTTCAGACCACTAGCACTCTTAACACCTACACCTACCACAAACTCATTGCAAAAGAAGCTGACGTAAAGCAGCTTAGCGATGATATTAACGATTTTCAGGCACGTTACCGGGTCTCAGACAACGCTCCAACCACTGATTTGGACGAGGGCGATCTCTGGTATGACAAAACTGCCAACAAAATGAAGGTGTACGACACCAGCACTTCTGCATGGAAGGAAGTGCAGTCTGTCGGCAACTTCTTTATCAACACGTTGTCGTCATCAAGCGCCACAGGCGGTGGATCTCCTGTATTTAATGGCAGCGCCTATCGGTTTACCCTTAGCAACGCTGGCGCTAACGCCCAGCAAATGCTGGTCAGCGTCAACGGTGTAATCCAAAAACCAAACAGCGGCACCAGCCAGCCGTCCGAGGGCTTTGCTCTCGACACTAACGACATCATCTTTGCGGCTGCGCCTGCAACTGCCTCTGATTTCTTCATTATTACTGTTGGATCGACTGTAAACATTGGTACTCCTAGTAATAATACTGTCAATGCTGCACATATTATTGACGGTTCTATTACCAATGCTGAGATTAGCGGTAGTGCAGCCATTGCTGGCACCAAAATCAACCCAAACTTTGGCAGCCAAACTATTGGAACGACTGGCGTAGCAGGAGTTGGAGTTTCAGCGCCATCTAACTTGAGTCGTTTTGAGGTGCGCGGCACTGCTAGTGGTCAAGACGTTCTGCATCTTTCTAATAGCGCAGGAACTAACAACGGCGATGCTGAAAATCAAATCCGCGTTACTTGCAATGACAACGCCGCTTGGGCAGATCTAGACGTACAGGCGTACAACACTATCTTTACGCAAGACGGCTCTGAAAAAGCTCGTATTTCAAACGATGGAAACATCGGCCTGGGAACGTCTACACCAACGGTTGGAAATGCTGGGGCAAAGCTCCTTCATATCCACAACACTGCATCCACTGGGACCAGACCTTCTGAAATTGTTTTTACCAATGGAAGCACTGGGCAAACTTCTGGGTCAGGCAGCACAGTCACTTTTTACCAAGATGATTTCTATGTTTGGAACTATGAAGCCCAAAGTTTAATTTTTGGCACTAGCGCAACAGAGCGGGCCAGAGTAGATAGTGCAGGCCGTGTAATGCTGGGGACGACAACACCTGGCGTTGCTGATGCCCATCAATTAACTATTGCGAGTCCATCTAGCACGGGTATCACTATTCGTGGCAGCACTTCAGGGAATGGTAATGTCTTTTTCTCAGACACTACAAGTGGCACTGGCCAATATGACGGCTTTATTCAATATCAACACGCAAGTCAAGCATTAAAGTTTGGCACTGGTGCGGCTGAGCGGATGCGTATCGGGTCATCAGGAGACATAGGCGTAAACACAACTACCTTGCCTAACTACGGTGGATATACGACCATTAGAGTCAACAACAACACTAATGGCGGTGTCTTTGAAGTATCTAACAATAATGTAATTAAAGGACAGCTTTTCTATGACGGCACTGTAACTCGTCTGCGTTCAAACTTAAATACTGATTTGCTCTTTGATACTCACGATACTGAGCGCGTTCGTATCACAAGCGTGGGCCGTGTAGGCGTGGGGCAATCTACTCCCGCATATAAATTAGATTTGTATGATAGCTCATCTAGCACTGTTGCAAATTTTGAGTCTAATGCCACCGATGTATATATCAGGTTAAAAAACACTACCGGAGGCCATGGATATATCGGCAATGAAAGTGGAGATGTGACTATTTGGGCGGCAAATTCTGCCAATAGTGCTAGCGCAAGAGTTGCACGTTTTGACCAAGATGGACTTAAGTTTGGCAGCGACACGGCTGCTGCAAACGCTCTTAGCGATTACGAAGAGGGCACTTGGATACCAACGCCATATTTGTCACACAACCCAAATAACAGAGGCCTTGCGGCATCTGGTGAAGCAGGGCGCTATACAAAAATTGGTCAAATCGTACATGTTTGGTTTGGATTTAACTACAGCATCAATGGTTCTGGCGGATTTAATTTAGGTATTAGCAATTTGCCCTTTCCTGTAAAAAGTAATGCTTCCTTTGCTTACAACGGCGGCGGCGTTGCTAGAGAAGCTGCGTACACAGGCTATATGTTCTTTTGTGAAGGCCTCAATGCGGGCACTACGCAGTTGGCTGTTCTCCGTAGATATGACAACGGCAGCCCAAGGGATCCGTCAGGAACAATGGTTGGACATGTTACATACGAAGCTGCATAAAAAGCCTAAACCTATTTTGTCTGGAGGACATTCTTAATGGCTATTACAAAACGACTTGAATACAAAGAAGAAATCTTGCCTAATCAGACCATTCAGATCCGCACCACTACCGTGGTCGAAGAGGATGGTGTCGAGCTGGCACGCAATCATCACCGCCACGTTGTCCATCCTGGCGACGACGTAAGCGAGGAAATAGCAGAGGTGCAGGCGATTGCGTCTGCCCTCTGGACTGATGAAGTTATTGCCGCATATCAGGCTTCCATTGTTACCTCCGCACCCGGAGGTGAGTGATGGGACTTACACAAATTACAACTGGCGGTGTTGATGACAATATCAACATCGACAGTAATACTCTGAAGGTTGACGGTACTAATAACCGGGTTGGAATCGGGACGGCGGCACCTTCAGTTCCATTAACAGTCAATTCAACCCCTGATCATTCTGATATTGCAATCTTTCATGCTGGTGGCGGCACACCAAACAGAGGATTAAAAATCAGCACATTTTCAAATACAAATTCAAATGCTGGTGTCGAGTTCGATGCACAAACTAGCACTGGAGCGTTTAAATTCAGCACTGGCGGCACCGAGCGTCTACGCATCGACAGCTCGGGCCGAGTCGGCATTGGCACCACAGATCCAATTAGTTTTTTCGCTGGTGCGGATCAATTAGTTGTTTCAGGTGGTAGTGGAGATGGCGGTATTACGATTAACAGTGGAACGTCTTCGATTGGACGCTTTCTTTTTGCAGATGGAACTACTGGGGCTGACCAATATCGAGGCTATCTAGCTTACAGCCACTCTGACAATAATTTGACTGTAGGAACTAATGGCTCCGAGAGATTGCGTATCGACGAGGCTGGCCGGATCTTGCTGGGTACGACGATTAAAGGCGATGGAAATGCAGATGATATAACTATCGCTACCTCTGGTCATTCCGGAATAACTGTTCGCAGCGGAGTTGGCTATAATGGAGCAATTTATTTTGGAGATGGAACGTCAGGAAATGACCGATATAGAGGTTATATTCTGTATGACCACACTAACAATGCTTTTGCGATTGGCACAGACGCCACCGAGCGACTACGCATCGACGGCTCTGGAAATTTTGGCATTGGAACGTCGGCGCCCACGACGCCTCTTTCAGTTAGAAGCTCTTCTTCTATATCAACTTATGGAAACGTTTCAGCTCAGTTCTCTGATAACTCAACAGGTACTTTATATGTTCAGCACTCGTCCGGAAAAGTACAGTTAGGTTCTGACTCCGCCTTAGCGTTTGGGTCAGGCACATCAGCCACTGAGCGGATGCGCATCAACTCGGTTGGAGAGGTCGGCATTGGAACAAATCCAACCTCATTAACAGGCTACGGCTACATATTGAGGTTGAAAGGTGGCAGCCAAGCATACCTCTCTTTTAACAACAGCACGCATACCACTGAAGTTACAGGTGGGTTTGTAATTGGCAATGATGCTTTTCAGGCCAACATAATTCAGCGTGAAGATCAGCCAATGAAGTTCTACACGTATGATCTTGAACGTCTAAGAATAGAGGGTAACGGCAATGTGGTTATTGGCAGCACTTCTACTGCTACTAACACAAGGCTTTTTGTTAATTCATCCGGTCTTACGCAGTCCATATACAGTCAAGCCACAGGCTCTGGTTCAAGCTATGCAGTATATGGATATGTCTCTGGAGGCAACAGTACGCAATATGGCGTTTATGGGCAAGCAGCTACAAGCTCATCACAAGCCTCTGGCGGAATGTTGGGGTATTCAATTAACACTAACACCTACGGAATTATAGGTTACTGGAGCGGCTCTGCTTATTACAGTTTTTACGGTAATGGCGTAGTCGCTGGGTCATCTTTTACAAGTGTTTCTGATTCGCGCTTAAAAGATGTTGATTCAAATTTAACAGGCTGCTTGAGCAAGCTTGCAAACATACAGCCCGTTAAATACACCTGGAAAGAAAACAGCCAGCAACGCCGGTCTGTTGGAGAAGGTGTAGAAATCGGCATGTTGGCCCAAGAGGTGCAAGCTCAATTTCCAGAGCTTGTTAATAGCGTCAACAACGGGCGAGTCAATGGCTCTAACCCTGAAACACTGAACGAGCAAATAGGCACAACGCTTCACATTGACTACAGCAGAATGACTGCTGTCTTGGTTCAGGCTTTGAAAGAAGCCAAGGAACGGATTGAAACTCTCGAAACCAAAGTTGCAGCTCTTGAAGCTGCCGAATAATCCACATTTATTATTTACAAATTATGTCTACTATTACTTGGAAAGTCGCCGAACTTGAGCGCACTCTTGTGGATGGCCGCGTTAGCAGCGTCCACTACACCGTTGATGCACGCTCTGACGACGACGTGTATTCCGCAGGTGCCTACGGCTCCATCGGCCTGGAAGGCGATGTGACCACCCCCTATGCCGACCTCACTGAGGAAATTTGCGTGGGCTGGGTGAAAGCCGCTTTGGGCGAAGAGAAGGTTGCACAAGTTGTTGCAGCTTTGGACGCCCGTCTCGAAGAACAAGCGACCCCCACTGTCGGGGCCGGTACTCCCTGGAGCTAATCATGATTGCAATCATTCGACCTGTTCTTATCTCCTTCGTTCAAACAGAAGCAGTTAAGAAGCTCATCATTTCTCTTCTCGAAAAACTTGCCGCCTCAACCTCCACTGAGCTGGATGACGAAGCGGTTCGCATCGTGAAGCGCGGCTTGGGCATGTAATGGACCTGGGCGAACCGATACTGGTGCCGTCCATAGACCTGCCTGAGCCTTACCACTTACCTACACCAATTCTTGAGTTACCTAAAGCGGACCTACCTAGCTTTAAGCCCATGGTGGTTCCGCCTAACGACTTGGCTACACCTCCAAAGGCTCCTGCCAAAGAAAGCCCAGAGACTCAAAGAGTAACGCCGCAAGCTGTTCCACAGATACCAGTTCCAGAGGTTCAGAACTTCCGTGTTCCATTCACAGAGGTTGACGTTCCAATGCCTACTAATGAAATCATGGTTGCCGCTGGAACGACGGCTGTGATCTCTGTCGCAGCAACTCTTACAGCAACTAGTGCTTTCAAATGGATAGTGACAATCAGCAAGCCAGTCCTAAAACAAATGTGGACTCGCCTGACAAAAAAGAAGGCAAAGCGGGATTTGTCCAATTCCTAGTCCTTTGTTGGGCTTGTGCAATGCTCACTGCTAATTATGCAGGATGGATGGAAAAGATGGATCCCACATATATCGCCAGCATTTTGAGCGGGACGCTTGCTTCCGCTTTTTCTATTTCAAGGGAGAAAAAGTCTTGAGACTTACACCACATGTTTTATTTTTGCTACTACTAAGTGGTCCTGCTTGTGCGCAAAGTGTAGTACCAAAATTTACTCAGGGGTCTATGCAGAGTACAAGCACAACCGTCACCACCATTGACCGAGTGATTAACACTGAGGTTATGGGGGGAACCTACAGCTCTTGGGCTGGGACCAACATCACTGCGTCTGGAGATCCATCTGGAGATACCACAACCTTCTCCATCACTGACACTGCGGAACCATGGCAACTCGAGATCACCTCTCGCGATGCGGGAGTCATCGAAACAATCGACATCACCGAATCAATCGATCAAACCACAACTACAACTTCTTTAAGTATCTTCTCCCAGTGATACTTTGTGCTCCTGTATATGCAGAGCCAGAAGTTCAAAATACATCAGCGCCATCCAGTAGTGCTAGTGGCACAGTAAACAACCAAGCCATTCAATTCCAGAATAATGGTGCGCCGAGTCGTCAATTCTTTCGACCCGGTAATAGTTGTAATGGTGCCACTATGACCTTCTCGCCTTTTTACATGGGCAATGACACTATCCCTTACGAAGCAGAAGGTTATGTTCGCAATAATAATTACGGCGCTCAACTTAACTTTATGGTGCCTTTGGATCGCGCCATGATTCAACAATGTAAAGACATTGCCCGCAGGCATGAACAACGAATGAGATTAGATTATGAGCTTCTAAGGGCTACTAAGTGTGCAGAACTGCAACGCCTTTCTTTTACATTCCGGCCAGGATCTAAGTTTGTAAGTTTATGCAGCGACATTATCCCTATTGTAAAACCTAAAGATGACAGAGCTACTTCTGATCGTGTGCCTGACGTACCTGTTCTGGATGCTGCTAAGGCTAGTAATTAGGACAGGCTGGTGATTGAAGCAACAGTTTCCTCAATCGTTGCGGTGGTTGCTGGTGGTGCAGCGTTGCTAAATAGATTGCACTCCAGAATTAACCGAGTGCATGATCGCATTACTGAATTGGATAAGCGCCTAGACGGCGTGGAGCTTCGCCTTGCTTCTGATTATGTAAGCAAAGCAGACCTTGCCGAGATCTTGCGCAAGATGGAATCGCACATGATTCGCATCGAAAACAAACTTGACCAAATCGTAATTCGTAATGGATAACTTTCCGCAAAGAGCTACAGAGAGTTCTTTTAATGAGCTACACGCTCTATTGACTCTAGAAATTACTGAACGCATCAGGTCGGGGGATGCCAGCACGGCAGACCTACGAGCCGCCATTGAGTGGCTCAAGGCTAATGACATTACTGGTGTTCCCATCGAGGGTTCACCTCTTGCTGGCCTTGCTGGTGTGATTCCTGAACTGAGCTTTGACGAAGTTCAAGAATACTTGTAATGACAAAATCAAGTCCGGCCCGACTCCGGGCACAAAAAAAATACAACCGCAAGCCCGCACAGCGTAAGCGTCGGGCAGCACTCAATAAAGAAAACCGTCGCCGTGGAACCTACGGGAACCGCGATGGCCTTGACGTGAGCCACAAGAAATCTGGTAGGACCACGCTCGAGAAAGCATCGACTAACCGTAGACGAAACGGACGCAACGGAAAATCAAAGTTTAAGAAGTAAGGAATGAGCCATCGATGGACAGCCCACAAAGCCTCATGTATGACCTCCTCACATTTCGTTCTGGCGATGCCAAGCGAATGTGGCGACAACTTATTAAGGCTCGAGATGGGTACAAATGCGTCTACTGCGGATCTACAGAAAACCTAACCATCGACCACATACGCCCCCAGAGTAAAGGGGGAAAGACTTCTGCTCAAAATTGTTGTACTGCCTGTCGTTCTTGTAACCAGGCCAAAGGGTCACTAGACCTTCACGAATTTCTTGATCTTCAATCTGCTTAATTAACAATGACTGCTGTATCTATTACTGCTAAAGCAAACCGCCGTATCGGCACCCTTGGCGCTTATCGCTATGCCGAAGTTCCTATCGACTCCACTGCTGATACTGCACTGGCTGCCATCACAACCTCCAGCACCGTCCGTGACGTTCTGGTGATCCTGGACGCCTGCATTGCTCGCGATCGTCAAACCACTACCTCCGGTATTGGCCGAGCCACTGTTGCCCTGACTAGCGAAGCCCCGACTGACATCGCTCTGTCTGCTGCTGCTCTTGCTGCCGGTACTGCTGGCAACGTGACTCCCGTCACCATCGGCACTCTGTCCGCCACTGCTGGTACTCAGTTCAGCCTTACCTTCACCTTGGTGTCTGGTACTGGCTCTACCAACAACGCTCAGTTCGCTATCTCTGGCACAACCCTTCAGTACACCGGCACCGCTGCACAAGCATCTGCTGGTACTAAATCCGTCCGTGTCCGCGTCACCGACAGCAACGGTGGCACCTTCGAGGAAGCCCTCACTATCACTGTGAGCTGATAACCATGGCCAAAGGAGCCATGAAGGGCTGCGGCGTCAAGAACGGCTGCAAGTCCAAAAAAGGCGGTCTTACTGCTAAAGGCCGCGCACGTATTAACCGGAAAACGGGGAGCAACCTTAAGGCTCCCCAGCCGGGTGGCGGTGCTCGTAAGAAGAGCTACTGCGCCCGGTCTGCCGGTCAGATGAAAAAGTTTCCCAAAGCCGCGAAAGATCCCAACAGTCGGTTGCGCAAAGCGCGGCGACGTTGGAAGTGCTGATTTATGAACACCAAACAACTTGACGCAAAGATCAGGAAGGACTTCAGAGCTTTCCTGACTTTGCTGTGGCAAGAGCTGGGTCTACCGCGCCCCTCGCGGGCGCAACTCGGCATTGCTGCTTATCTCCAGCATGGGCCTAAACGTTTACAGATACAAGCCTTCCGAGGCGTAGGCAAAAGCTGGATTACCTCTGCATTTGTTTTATGGACCCTCTACCGAGACCCGGATGTAAAAATCCTGGTTGTCAGTGCGAGCAAAGAACGCGCCGACAACTTCTCGATATTTTGTCAGAAGCTCATCTCCGACATCAGCTTCTTAAACCATCTGGCACCGAGAAGCGACGATCAACGATGGAGCCGTATAAGTTTTGATGTAGGCCCTGCAAAACCTCACCAGGCACCAAGCTGTAAGAGTGGCGGAATCACGTCCAGTTTGACTGGTTCGAGGGCCGATCTTTTGGTCTTTGATGACATCGAGGTGCCCCTCAATGCAGCCACTGATGCCCAAAGATCAAAGCTGCTTCAGTTATGCACAGAAGCCGAATCTATTCTGACTCCTGATGACAACTCGCGAATACTTTTCCTCGGTACTCCACAATCAAGCTTCTCTGTCTACAATACTTTATCCACTCGCGGGTACAGGCCCTACGTGTGGCCTGCACGCTATCCAGAGTCCGCAGACCCTTACGCGGGAAACCTCGCTCCAGAACTTGTCGCAGATCTTGAGCGTGGAGTGGAGACGGGGACACCCACCGACACACGATTTACGGACTTCGATCTGAATGAACGTGAAGCGGCTATGGGTCGCTCTAACTTCCAACTTCAGTTCCAACTCAATACAACCCTTAGCGATGCTGAGAAGTTCCCTCTCAAGTTTGCTGATCTGATCGTTACACCCTTAGGAGACGAGTGTGCTGAAAGATATGTGTGGTCCTCTGATCCTCGGTATGTCATTGGCGACCTCAATCCTGTCGGTCTTCCTGGTGACCGCTTCTATCGCCCCATGTTTATTGACGAGGCAGCAATTCCTTACGCTGAGACGATTGTGGCGTGTGACCCTGCGGGGAAGGGTCAAGACGAATGTGTGGCCACCGTCCTTAGCCAAGCTAATGGCTACATTTTCCTTCGCAGGATGAAGGCCTATAGAGACGGCTATAGCGATGAAACCCTGAGCGATATTGTCCGCCTCTGTAAGAACTACAAAGCCACAACACTCCTCGTAGAAGAAAATTTCGGGGATGGCATGATCCTCGAGCTGTTTAAGCGCCACGTGACCCAGCAGGGAGCCTCTGTGGCCCTTGAAGGGGTGCGTGTGACCTCCCGTAAGGAAGAGCGCATTATCGACACTCTGGAGCCGATCCTGAACCAACACAAGCTCATCGTCGATCCTCGGGTCTGGGAATGGGACTACGCCTCTAATCCCAAAGAACCACCAGAGAAACGCATCCAGTACATGCTCGGTACGCAACTAAGCCGTATGACCCGAGAGGTCGGTGCTGTCCGTCATGACGACCGTGCTGACTGTCTAGCCCTCGGCTGTCGTTACTACATCGACGCCCTTGCTCAGTCCGCCTTCAAGTCCCAAGCCCTCCGCCGTAACCAGGAATGGCAGGCAATGATGGATGCCTTTGACAATGACCCACAAGCAGCCACAGACATCCTTGTGACAGGCGGCACGTTCAATGCAGCAAAGATCACCCCAAACCGTGTCTATGACTGGGTTGATAAGGTCCGATAGACAGTAGGGCCATGTATGCAGGAGAAGTGGTGCTCTCCTGTGTGGATAAACGCGGTGTTTAGACCCTCTCGATCTCTTTTCAGAGGGTCTTTTCCAACCCACCCACAACTTATGGAATGACACACCTCATTCCCGATTACATCCTTGCAGGCGGGATGTTCTCTGTATAAAAATGACAACAATCACAGGCCGCAGGCCGTAGGACTTTTAAGTCCACAGGCACACCGCGATTGCGGTGGTGTTGATGAATATCAACCACCCACCACAGAGCGGTTATACAGTACATATATTCTCGTGAGGTATTTCACCTCACCCCTATAACCGTATGATCTACAAGTATGATAACGGTGGTGATAACTCAGTACAAGTTGAATATCACCGTAATAAAATAGAACTCAACTATTTCGTCGTCTATTACAAACAACGTGCTGTTGTGTGTAGAGACCGAATAACCGTTAAACGGGCATTTGGTACTGCCAAGTTCACGCCAACCGTCAAAGCTATTGGGGATTGGTGTGATGAAATGATCGAGAAATATGAGAGGGCTGAGAAAGAAACTAAACCAGTAGAGACTAATGTCTAACTTAGATAACAACCGTCGCAGGCGTCTGCAAGCGGCTCTAAAGGCTGTGGAAGAGAAGGGTAACCCTTACCTAGCAAAGAGCATTAGAGCGGCCTTGGAGGGGCACTCAGTGGGCATAGACGAGATTGCTCCACGCTTCGGGGGCACTAATCCCGAGTAAAACAACAAAAATTTGTGAAGGGATACAGCAATATCGCGCCGCCGCGACTCCCCCGTAGCCCCTCCCCCTGTGGAAAAACCGGAGGGGGGTGGGTATATCTGCCTAGGCAGGGGG